GCCTGGTGGATTTATGCAGGCAGACTAGGTATTGCATAAATTTATCAAAATTGATTATTGATAAAAAAAAACAATTAGAATAATTTTGCCTGCCTGGTGCATAGTTCAGTCATACGGCAGACGCCGGTTATTTTGAAAGGGATTAAAAATGACTTTTATAGAATCCGAGCTTTTTAATGTTTCACCATTACCACCTCATCAATATAATTTTGATTTTAAGATACAGATTGTAAAATGGCGAAAACTGGTGTTAAAAACAAAGTTTATAAATATAAACGCAGATCAATTTAAGGCAATTGAAAAATTATAACGTTTTTTGAAAGGGATTAAAAATGATGATCGACACTTAAAAAGATTTATTCCGCTTTATACAATGCGGCAGATCATATTGCTGATGATTTGGCTACCGACGGATACTCAACATTAAATGAGACCTTTATCGATATATGTGATTGCCTTGATATGCTGACTGGCATGGATGAACCATACCAGTTTTTTAGCAGATCGTAATTCTGCAATTCAGGCTAATGCAAAAGGGATTCAATAATGATCGACGACATTATCGGCGCTCTTGCGCTTGTTTTCTTTTTCGCTTTTATTNTNTTTATTTGAGAGGGATTAAATCATGATCGACTTAGAAAATCACGTTGACAGCATTGCCGTTAAATTATCCAATGGTTTTGGCGATGAATTGAACGACGACGGCGAGCCAATGGACGCATTTGACTATCTGCAATACGCGCTGGACATTGAGTACGTCGTAAATCGCGACGGCGAATACCTAGGCGCTCGCATATTGGTAGCATTCGGTGGCCCTAGTATCTGGATTGATACTAGACGCGGCATGGTTGATGGCTATTGGTGGTCTGATCGTGCCAGCTCATCATTTTCAGACAATATAGGACTTGATGACGCGCTAGCTGAATTATGGAATTGCAGATAATGATCATCTTCCACCTTGTCGCCGTTTTAATATGGCGCGTGATTATCCTGGTTGTAATAGCTTTTTTCGCTATGCTTGATCTTAAATGAAAAGGATTGAAAAATGAAAGTAACCACAAAACAGACTCACCTAGCATGGTGCGTATATGTAGACGGCGTATTAAAACATTCTGGCTTAACTATGCATCAAGCCTGTTTAATTGCAGAAAATATTCGCATCGAGATTAAAAACGGCGTTTATAAATAAAACGCCCATCCCTTGACCGGCTTCGCGCCGGTTTTTTTTCGCCTATAATCCGGCTTTATGGCCCTATACGATCTCAAACGCTGGAAAGTATTACGCGCTCACCAGCTACAATCTCACCCATTGTGCGCATTCTGCCAAGCGCAAGGCATAATCAGCGCGGCATCAGTTGCCGATCATGTCATTCCGCATCGAAACGATCCGGCGTTATTCTTCAACGCTGGCAACCTGCAAAGCTTATGCAAGCGATGTCACGACGCGCACAAGCAGCGGCTTGAAAAGTCAGGCAGAGTGATTGGCGCTTCGCTTACCGGCGAACCTATAAATCCTCACACACGCTGGCATGAATAAATAGGCATAGGGCTTGCACAATGCGCGTATTGCGCATTTTTTTTCGCTATTGATATCATCATATCAACCACATAAAAATAATCGCTTGTAGCGTTTTATATTGCGTCGCGTTATTGAATCACTACCTATAAAACGAATGAGATTATGCGTCTAAGTCATTGATTAGGCGCATGTTTTAGTGACGGGGCTGGGTCAAAAGTAGAGCTTTGTTGCTACCAACTATCGCCGCCGACCCTTCCTTTTTATAAACGTAACCAATCTTGATATATTGAACACATTGTTTATTATTAAAAAATTATATAAATAATTTTCCAATAATGAGGTATTATAAGTTATGGTTAAACGCGGAAGAAAATCAGCGGCAGAATTAGCCGCACCAAAAGTTAGCAATTTGCTTAAAGCTGAAAGGTTGAAGCCGCCTGCTCATTTGACTGACGCAGAGATTTCCGTATGGAATGAAATTGTTTCAGATCAGCCAGCTAACGCATTTACTCCAACTCATGCGCCTCTAATTGAAATGTATTGCCGGCATGTAGTTAATGGACGCATACTTGCGGACGAGATACTAAACTTTGACCGTTCATGGCTTGCAAGCGACGAAGGGCTTAAGCGTTACGACAAGTTGCTAGGCATGGCGGAACGTGAAAGCAGAGCCGCATCTTCACTTGCCACACGGATGCGTATTACTAGGCAGGCAATCGACCAACAAACTGTTGCTCGCATGAACGTAAATAGTACGTCAAAAACAAAAAAGCCTTGGGAGCTGCCTGAGACCATTGATATGGAGGAGTAATAAAATGATTCCAACGGAGGGGTTGGATTTTAGATTTGAAGTTCATGACGAGGACGGATGCCTGCGTAAATTTTACAAGCGTGAAGATGCTTGGCGATTTATGCGTAACCGTCCAGAGTTGAAACTAGTAGTCACACCTAAAATAAATCGGTTTCACGAAATGCTAAAAAGAGTTGGCGAGGCTTTATTTTGAAATTAAGCTCAAGAACAAAACGTAATATCAATTGGATAGAAACGCATTGTGTAGTTCCAGAAGGGCGTCTTGTTGGTAAGCCTGTTAAATTAAGTCCAGCTCAAGTTGAATGGATGGAAATGATTTATGGCTCAAAAACAAGAACATTCATATTGTCAATTCCAAGAAAAAATGGCAAAACTGCATTTTCAGCAATGATTGTGCTTTTGCATTTAGTTGGCCCTGAAGCCGTATTTAATGGACAGCTATATTCAACGGCAAACAGCAAAGATCAAGCTGGCGTATTATTCAACTTAGCGGCAAAAATGGTACGAATGTCTCCAAGCCTATCTGCTTACGTTGGGGTAAGAGATACTAACAAGCATTTATACTGTTCTGAGCTTGGAACTGTTTATAAAGCACTTTCGGCAGATTCAACTACAGCAATGGGAATGTCTCCAGTTCTGCACATCAATGATGAAGGCGGACAAGTGCGCGGGCCTCGCAATGATTTGTTTGAAGCATTAGAAACTGCAAGTGCTGCACAAGAAAATCCATTGACTATTGTAATTAGCACTCAAGCACCAACGGATGGAGACTTTCTTTCAATTATGATTGACGATGCTTTAACTGGAGCAGATCAAACAGTTAAATGCAAAGTATATCAAGTGCCAGTCGATGATAATATTTTTGATCCAGAAGTTTTGGCTAAAGCGCAACCAAACTGGCATTTGATGAATCACGAAGAAGTTTTCAAAATGATGCGTGACGCTCAAAGAATGCCAAGTAAAGAATCAGGATTTAGAAATTTAGTAGGCAATCAGCGGGTTGAAGCCTCTAACCCATTTATTCACTCGCTCTGTCTGGATGGATAACGGAACGGAGCCGCATCCATTAAACGGAATGAATGTTTACGTCAGGGCTTGACTTATCTTCTGTAAACGATTTGACCGCCCTAGTTCTAGTAAGCGATAATGGCGATGTGCATAGCAGATTTTTGGCTTCCAGAGGAAGGGCTTGCTGAGAAGTCTCGTAACGACAGAGTGCCTTACGACTTATGGGCTAAGAATGGATTTTTATTAACTACGCCAGGCAGATCAATTGAGTACGAATTTATTGCGTATGAATTGCGTGATATATTTAACACATGCAACGTCAAGGCGCTGGCTTTTGACAGATACAATATGAAATTTCTGAGGCCGTGGCTTGAGAAGGCTGGCTTTAGTGAAGAAGAATTAGAGAGGTTTGTGGAGTTCGGTCAAGGATTCGTTTCAATGTCTCCTGCAATTCGGGAGCTTGAATCCAGATTATTGCAAAAGCAGTTAAAGCATGGAAATCATCCAGTGCTGACAATGTGTGCTGCCAATGCGATTACTGTAAGTGATCCTGCTGGAAACCGCAAATTTACCAAACAGAAAGCAAGCGGCAGAATTGACGGTATGGTAGCCTTGGCGCAAGCCGTTGGCGTTATGCCACAAGAAACAGAAGTCGATTTTGACGATTATCTAAGGAACGTCATCACACTATGAATATATTTACAAGAATCGGTGGGTGGATGAGAGACGGCCTTCGCCGTTTAGCTGGCGTTCAATACGGCATTCCATCTGGATATGCAGAGCAATCAGCTAGTCCAGTCACTTTCGACAGCGCCATGCAGCTTTCAGCGGTGTGGGCGTGCATTAAAATCATCGCAGAAACCATATCTAGCTTACCTTTAACCGTCTATAAAGAGACTGAAAACGGTCGAATTGTTGCAATAAATCACCCATTACAGCTACTTTTTAGCGGAAAAGTGAACCGTTATCAGACAAAAGTAGAGTTTTTTGAGACAGTTTTGCTAAATCTGCTCTCAAGTGGCAATTCTTACTGCTTAATCCAGAGAATGGGCGATAGAATCGTTGGATTGCTCCCTTTGATGTCTGCTGACATGGAAGTGACGCTTTTGCGAGACGGTTCGGTGGTTTACGAGTACCAAAACGATTCTAGCGTGTCAGTTTACTCGGAAAGCTCTATTTGGCACTTAAAACTGTTTGGCAACGGCATTATTGGGCTATCTCCACTAGCTTATCAGCGCAACACCCTTGGTATTGCTCAAGCGGCTGAAAGCGCAGTCAATAAAATCTACCGCAACGGCGCAAAGCCATCTGGTGTTCTCACAATGGACAAGTTCTTGAATCAAGAACAGCGTGAATTGGTGCGAGAAAAGTTCTATTCACTGGCGGCTGGGTCGGAAGATCGGCTGATGGTTTTGGAAGGCGGCATGAAGTTCGACGCTATCTCGCTGTCGCCGCAAGATATTGAGTTGCTTGAATCTCGCAGATTCCAGATTAGCGAGATTTGCCGCTGGTATGGCGTTCCTTCCGTCATGGTCAACGACACTACTGGCTCCACAGTGTGGGGTTCTGGCATTGAGCAAATTGTGAGTGGCTTCTATAAACTGACGTTGCGCCCGATCATTGAGAAGATTGAGGCAAGTATTTTGGCTAATCTGATGACACCTTCGGAAGCTAGAAAGTATAGTGTAGAATTTGACTTTAACGCCCTTACGCGCTCTGACCTTAAAACACGGTATGAATCATATCGCGTTGGTATTTACGGCGGATTCATTACGCCTAACGAGGTTCGCCTGATGGAAGGTCTGCCAACTAAGGATGGCGGGGATGCTCTATTTATGCAAGGCGCTAACATGCGGCTTGAAGATATACAAAACATTAACGATTTGAACCCACAAGGGGCAACAAATGGAAACCAAACAGATCAGCCTGCCGCAAGCAGAGATTAAGTTCGCAGGCGCAGCATTTACGTTTTCTGGCTATGCGTCAGCTTTTGGCGGCGTAGATTCATACGGCGATACGATTCAAAAAGGCGCTTATGAGAAAACATTGAGCGAGCGTAACGGTCGCCCGATTCGCATGCGCTGGAATCACTATGGTGACGTTATCGGTAAGTGGACTAATATGTATGAGGATGATCGCGGCCTTTATGTTGAAGGCGAGCTAACGCCTGGTCACTCTAAAGCCTCTGATGTATTTGCATTGCTTAAACACGGCGCTATTGATGGGCTGTCGATTGGATACCGTGTGAATGCGTTTGAGCAATTGAGCCAAGATAGGCGCTTGCTAAAAGAAATTGATTTGATCGAGATTAGTGTGGTTGAAGAACCTGCCGATTTGAATGCTAGAATTGGTGAGGTAAAATCTGCTTTGGAAAAAGCAAATTCCCTTAAAGAAATCGAAGGCCTCCTGCGTGATGTTGGCGGGTTTTCAAGAGTTGACGCGAAGCATCTTGTTAGTAAGGTCAACTCGCTGTATCAGCGCGAAGCTGAAGCGGCAAAAGCAAAGCAAGATATTGAAAACATTATCCGGCAATACGTCCGGTAAACAACATCAAGGAGACTATTATGTCTGAAGAAATCAAAAGCATGTTGGAAAGCGGCTTGAAAACCCTTTCCGAAAAGCAAGTTGCTCTGGAAAAGTCCATGGAGCAATATCACGGTCAACTGGAAGAAAAGTCCAAGGTTGATACCGAAGTCCGTAGCGAAGTTAAAGCTCTGGCAGAAGAATTTGCCAAGATCAATGCAGAAGTAACTGCTGTTGGTCAAAAGATGGCTGAAGGCTTTAAGTCCAACGAAGAAAAGACTATCTACACTGCTGGTCAAGAACTGGTTAAGTCCGATATGTTTGATCGTTTCGTCAATGGCGACATGCAGCGTATGCGTATCGAGCTGAAGAACACCGTTCTGTCCGACAGCACTACAGCATTCCCGCTGCAAAAGCCAGGCGTCATCCAAGGCGACTTCCAACCTTTGACAGTTCGCCAAGTGCTTCCTTCCATCGGCGTATCGACCAACATGGTAAATGCTCTGCGTGAAGAAACTTGGAACAACTCGGCTCGCTTTGTTACTCAAGCTACAGCCAAGCCAGAATCCGACATCACCTTTGAGCAATACAATGTTCCTATTGAGACAGTTGCTCACTGGATCAAGGTATCAAATCAGCTTCTGGCTGACGCACCAGCGATTGCTGCGTATATCGACACCCGCGCCCGCGATGGACTGGCTCAAGANGTTGACCGCCAACTGCTTAACGGTAACGGCGCTACTCCGAACCTGTCCGGCTTGACAAATAGTGGCAACTTTACCGCATACAGCGCCGTCTCTGACGATCTGTTGGTAGATGCTATCAACCGCGCCAAGTATCAACTGTGGGCTATCGGTCGCACTCCTGACACTGTAATCGTCAACCCTGCTGATTGGGGCGCAATGGAGCGTACTCGTGAAGGTTCTGGCACTGGTATGTATCTGTACGGTATGCCTGGGACATTCGCTGGCGTAAGCCCATTCGGTGTCCGTGTTGTTCTATCCGCAAACATGGCTCCTGGCAAATTCTTGATTGGTCAACTCAACGGCTCTGCTGTTGTTTACAACCGTCAAGGCGCTACCGTAGAGCTTGGCTATGTCAATGATGACTTTACTAAGAATCTCCTCACAATCCGGGTCGAGGAAAGACTTGGTCTTGGCGTAGAGCGTCCTACAGGCATCCTGTATGGCAACTTCTCTGCTTAAGATGTAGTAAGATAAAGCCTGCCTCTAACGAGGTGGGCTTTTTTTCAACTTGGAGGATATATGAAAGTCAAAGCACTTAAACGCTTCTACCACGACAAGCTAGGTCGTGTATCACCTGGTGATATAGTTGAGCTGCAAGAGGCCCAAGCCACCATGTTTCTTGAGCAACGTGCCGTAGAACGCTACGCTACTAAAGTAGTACGAGAAATCCCTTTGCCGGATGCTGGCGTGACTACACAGTCGTCTGCATTGCCAGCGGCCCAAGCATCACAACCGACGACATCAGAAAAGCCAAAGCGTGGAAGGAGGCCAAAAGCAACCGCGCTGTAATCGTTGTTAATAACACATATCAGCTTGCACCGTGGGCTGACGCGTTGTTTGCGATAGATCGGGCGTGGTGGGATATATACGTCAATGACGTATTCAAAAACTTTTATGGTGCAAAGATAATTGGCAATCCATGCCCTAAAGGATATAACCTTACCTCCGTCACAGATATTGGATGCTATGGTAACTCTGGCATCGGAGCGATTTCATTGGCAATTAGATTCGGAGCCAAAAAGGTTATACTAATTGGCTACGATTGTAGCGTAACTGACAACAAAACACATTGGCACGGAGATCACGTTGCAGGTCTTGATAACGCTCGTAGAATTGATGAGTGGCCTATTCTCTTTAGCAACTTTGCGGCAAATGTAACTACACCTATAATCAATGCAACACGCACTACAGCGTTAAGGACTTTCCTAATTGTATCGCTTGAGGATGCGCTATCATGAATCTTAATTTTCAAGAATCAACATCAGCAACAGCCTCACAAGAAAATCCTGTTGGCTTTCCTGCTGGTACATACTACATTCGTATCATCAATAGTGACGGCGCAACAGCTTCTGGCATATTCCGTGCACGGTGGGAAGAACGTTCTTAATGCAAGCAATTCCTGATCTTGGCAAGCGGTGGGATGGCGAGACAGTTGTTATATTTGGAAGTGGGCCAAGCCTTACGCAAGAGGACATAGAGGCGGCAAAGTCGCTGGATGCAAGATACATAGCAATTAACGACACATACAAGCTCGCTAATTTTGCTGATGTATTGTACGGATGTGACTACAAATGGTGGAATCACCATTTCGAGGATATGTTTTTGCCGGTGAGATGTGGACGCAAGACATTCATGCTCGGCGCGAATTTGGTCTTAATTGGGTGCTTGGTAAAGCCAAAGCAGGACTTGGGAAAGATTGTGTGCATTTCGGATCGCACTCAGGCTATCAAGCCATTAACCTTGCGTATCTATGGGGCGCGAAGCGTATAATCCTGCTAGGTTATGATTGTCGTAGCATTGGTGGTAAGGCGCATTGGTTTGGTCAGCACGCAGCAGGACTAAACCAGCAGCAAGGCTTTATCACATGGCTTACTCACTACCAACAACTTGCAGATGATTTGTCTGCTGAAGGTGTTGAAGTTATAAACGCAACACCAGAATCAGCAATTAATGTATTTACTAAACGGAGGATACATGAGGGATTATAAAACCATACGGTGCGGACGCGGCCTTGGCGATGCGCTGTATCTACAAGGCGTTGTCCAACACCTTGTCAAAAAAGGCGAGAAATTGCATGTCATGACTGACTGGCCTGATGTGTTTAAGCCGCTTGAAGGCAAAGTGACACTTAGGCCGTTCACCAGAGAGCGTATCGACATCATTGCTCACTACACCATTAGGAAACATTACAAAGACACTAGCCAGTTTAAGGATTGCTGCATACAGGCAGGCATTACAGAGCCTGTAAACTTTGTGCTTGATTGGAAAATCCAAAACAAATCACTTGTCAGTTCAGTTAAAAAGAAGGCTAAAGGCAAGCCTATTTTATTGGTTGAGATGATCCGCAATCCAATGAATCGCACTGATCGCTTTGGCATTGAGCTGCTTCCAGACCTAGAAGTCATGCAAGAGATTTTGAACAAGCTCAAAGAGCATTATTTTTTATTGCATGTCGGGCAAGGTAAAAAGCTATTTGAGTTTGAAGGCATTGACTTAGACTTGGCTGATGCTACAAGTGTCACAGATTTAATTGATTTGGCATACGCATCATCAGCCATGTTTGGTTACTGTTCGTTTTTTGTGCCGCTTGCAGAAAGCCTTAACAAAAAATCGCTATTCGTATGGTCTCGCAGAGGCATGAACTCTGTTGAGCCGTTTATAAGAACCATTACACCTCAAAAGATTTTACACAAGCGCGATACAAGTTGCTATGTTGTTGACAACTGGCCTCAAGATAAAATTGACGAGGTGTTAAATGACTTTTTGCGATAAGGAATATGTACGGAACATATTCAAAGATAAAACGGTTGCCATCGTAGGGTCAGGCCCATCTGTGCTAGATAATAGACCTGGTTACATTGACAGCCACGATATTGTAGTCAGAATCTCAAACTACAAGCTGTATGAAGAAACTGGCATCAGAACAGATGTGCATTATTCATTCTATGGCACATCAAATCAAAAAGTCTCGCCAAGAGTTAATTGAGGACGGCGTTTACCTTTGCATGTGTAAATGTCNTAACAGCAAACCAATCAATTCGCCTTGGCATGATAAGTACGGCAAGTCAAAAGGAATTGATTATCGGTATATTTATCAAGACCGCAGGAACTGGTGGTTCTGTCCAACATACATTCCAACAGATGATGAGTTTTTAGCGCACTTTGACCTTCTCGGCGGGCATGTTCCAACGACAGGGTTCGCTGCCATTCTTGATATTTTGTCGTATGAGCCAAAGTCTATTTACTTGACTGGCTTTGATTTTTTTACATCCAAGGTACATAATGTGGATGAAAATTGGCGCAAGAATAACCCATCAGACCCAATCGGGCATGTACCTTTGTCTGAATTTAGATGGCTTGAAAAAAATATAAAGAAGTACTCAATTAAAACGGATTCGGCCCTGCGGCGAATGCTCATAAACAAATTTGCGTATAGATAAATATGATATTTGAAACATTTGCTCAAGACAATTTACAGTGGCTCCCAGAAGTCGGCATAGGATATTATCCTGTCCGAGATATGGTTTATAATGAGGACTACTTT